CACACCTCTTGGCGTAGAATTAATGGCTACTGGCGAAAATGCCGGTACATGGGGAACAAAGACTAATACAAATTTACAAATATTCGAACAGATATCTGGTGGATATAAAGTTCAAACTTTAAATGCTGCAGGCGCAGGTGCTAATACAACAGCTTTAGGTGTATCAGATGGATCAACTGGTGCTACTTTAGCTACCAGAGTAATTATTTTAGGAGCAGTATCTCCGGAAACAATTTCAGGAAATAAAATTGTAACTATTACAAATGATGTAGAAAATTTTTATTTTATTAAAAACAGTACAAGTGGTTCTTACACAGTTCAATTTAAAACAGAAACTGGAGGGGGAACTACTTTTACGTGGTCAACTTCTCAAAAAGATTGGCGAGTTTTATATTCGGATGGTGCAGGTAATATAGTAGAAATTTCATTAACAACAAGTCCTGCAGGATCAACTACTCAAGTACAATATAATAATTCAGGAGCATTTGGTGGAGATGCAAACTTAGTTTGGGATGCTTCAAATGGATTAGTAATAGGTTCACAGAAAGAATTAAGACTCTCAGATAGTTCGGGAGGAGAATATGTAGGTATGAAAGCAGCCTCATCAGCCACGGATTATCCTCTTACGTGGCCTGGAGCCGTAGCCGGAGGAAACGACTACGTTTTAAAATCAACAACAGGTGGAGTTTTATCTTGGGGTGAAGTAGCTGGAGGCGCATCATGGCAGTCAGTTATTACAGCAAATCCATCACCAGCAGTAGCAGGTTATGGATATTTTTGTAATACTTCAGGTGGTGCATTTTCTGTAACACTTCCTGCTTCTCCTTCAATTGGAGATTTTATTTCATTTATAGATTACGCTGGAACTTTCGATACTAACAATTTAACCGTAGCACGAAACGGAAAAAAAATACAAGGTTCAGCAGCAGACTTAACAGTAGGAACTGAAAGAGCGGGCTTTACTTTAGTATTTGTAGACGATACTCAAGGATGGCTCCTACAAAATAACTAGGAGTTAAATGACAACCTTTAGTGCAATAAAAGGAAAATTAATTAGAAAGATAGCAGGAGATCCTACTAATCCCACAGAAGGGGAGATGTGGTATAATTCTAGTACAGGAAAATTAAGAGGTGTTGAATCAACTGGAGCATGGTCTAGTACTTCACCTATGAATAGAAGTCCAGGAACAGGGGGCACAGGAGTTTCTGGAACATCTACGGCAACAGTTGCATATGGAGGTCAAGCTAATAATCCATATCCTGTTGTAACTAGTACTGAAGAATTTGATGGAACAGGATGGTCAACAAGCACGGCTGTGCCAGCAGCAAGATATTCTTGGGTTGGTGGAATTGGAATTCAAACAGCTGCTTTAGCAGTTTCGGGAATTACAGCTCCTGGACCCCTGGCAACAGATTCTTATGAATATAATGGTTCATCATGGACTGCAGGTGGATCTATTTCAACTGGTAGATGTGATGCGGGAGGAGCAGGAACTCAAACTGCAGGTTTAGCAATGGGAGGAAGATCTGGAGCTTCAGGAGGATCTTCTAATACGACTGCTGTTGAAGAATATAATGGAGCATCATGGACAGCTGGTGGTGCAATGCCAGCAGCAACAGATCAATTTACAGGAGCTGGATTACAAACAGCTGCTATTCAAGCAGGCGGAGATTTAACCAATGCTCCTGCAGGAATAAATACATGTTCAGAATATGATGGATCAAATTGGACATCTCTTCCAAATTTAAATACAGCAGGTAGAAGCACAGGAAATTCAGGAATTACAACTTCAGCTTTATGTTATGGAGGACAATCAAGAACTACTGCTACAGAAAGTTTTGATGGCACGTCTTGGACTACATCTCCAGCTACATTAGCCACTGGAAGAAGCGACGCTCCTACTAATAGTAACTCAGCACCAAATAGTTCTTCAGCTTTGGCGGTGGGAGCCCCACCTTATAGCAGTGCTTGTGAAGAATACAATTTTTCAGCAACCGTTATTACAGCTGGCGCATGGGCTAGTGGTGGAAATTTAAATACAGCTAGAAGAGCAGGAGCAGGGTTTGGAACTCAAACAGCAGCTGTGGCAGCCTCTGGTAATACTAGTGCTCCAGGTTATACAGGAACTGCTAACAGTGAAGAATATGATGGATCAACTTGGGCAGAAGGAAATAATGTAAATAATGCTCGATCTAACATTAACAGTGCTGGTTATGGGCCTCAAACATCAGGTAATATTGTAGCTGGAGGAAATCCCGGTGCAATGAATAATTATGAAACTTATGACGGAACTGATTGGTCAAATGGACCTACTTTAAACCAAGCAAGATTTGGAGCTGCTGCCGTTGGAACTTCAACAGCAGGTTTATGTTTTGGAGGATATTATGATCCAGGTGGAACTAATGGATCAACTAATTCTGAAGAATATGGTGGCTCATCTTGGGCTGCAGGAAATGCTATGAACAATGCTAGATATGATGGAATGGGTTTTGGAACTCAAACAGCAGGTGCAGTAGCAGGTGGTTATGGAACAGCAGCTATTGCTAATGTTGAAGAATACAATGGCACATCTTGGACTAATGCAACTGCTCTGGCTAATCCTCAAAGAATAGGTGGTTCTGTTGGAACACAAACAGATGCTTTAATTTTTGGAGGTTTATTAGGACCATCAGAAGCAAAATCAACTTTAGCTCAAGGTTACGATGGAACTACATGGTCATCAAGACCTTCTATGGGAACAGCTAGAATACAAATAAGTCCTGCTAGTGCAGGAACATCTGTTTTAACTTTGGGAGCTGGAGGAAATCTTCAAAATCCAACAACAAATGCAACAGAAGAATTTACAGGACAAACAACAGCTACTAATACAGTAAACATAACGGTAAGTTAATTATGACAACATATAAAGAAATTTTTGGAAAACCAGTTAAAGTGTTAAGCACGGATCTTGACAATACTAGTGCAACTGGTCAAATTTGGTACAATTCTACATCAGGAAAATTTAAATCTCTATTAGTTAATTCAGCATGGGTAAGTAGTGGACACATGGTAACTACTCGAAGAGCTATAAGTAATGGTTTTGGTGCACAAACAGCAGGTGTAACAGTGGGTGGTTATGATCCAGGTTATTTTAATGTTACTGAAGAATACAATGGATCTGGTTGGAGTTCAGGAGGAGCTTATCCTGTTTCTAAATATTACATGGCTTCTGCAGGAACAGCAACCGCAGGGGTTGCAGCAGGTGGTGGAGACCCAGTTGTAGCCACTGTTTGTGAATATGACGGCTCTACTTGGACAGCGGTAACATCTATTCCTACTGCTACAAAAGGAATGCAGAGAGCAGGAACTCAAACAGCGTCAATTTTTGGAGGAGGAGACCAACCAACTATGGTTCAGACTGTTTATGAATATAACGGTTCATCATGGACTAGTGGTGGATCGATGGCTACGCTTCGATCGTATGGAGGAGGATCAGGTGCACAAACTGCTGCATTATTTTTTGGAGGAAGTGCAGGGCCACCAGGTGTTACTGCACTTACAGAAGAATATAATGGTGCTTCTTGGACAACTGTTAATTCTATGCCAGCTGGAAAACAAAATCCAGGTTTTGGAAATGATTCAGGCACTTCAAGTGCAATCGCTTCTGGAGGTTATTTAACAGATAGATTAACTACTGCTTTTGATTATGACGGAACTAATTGGGCATCGATTCCAAGTTTATCAAATAAAATGTCTCAATCAGCCAGCGGAGCTGGTACATCAAGTGGAACTTATATGGCTGGAGGAACTTCAACAGGACCAGCTATTAACATTACAGAAGAATATAATGTTAGTACAAACGTTATTACAGCAGCAGCATGGGCATCTGGTGGAACAATGCCTTCACCAAGACTTAATGGTGGACAAGGTATTGGAACTAAAACTGCAGCAGCAAATTTTGGTGGTAACACTACATCTATTACTTATCCTTACACAACAACTACATATGAATATGACGGTGCTACTTGGTCTAGTGGTGGAGCAAGATCAGATGCAGTTTCAGCAGGTAGTGCTTTTGGACCATTAACTGCGGGAGTTACTTTCGGTGGATATCAATACCCACCAAATGTTTCTATTGATGGAACAGAGGAATACAATGGAGCATCATGGAGTGAAGGTGGTGCTTTAGGAACTAGTAGATATGATGCAGGCGGAGCCGGAACTTTAACTGCAGGAATGGCTATTGGTGGACAACATAGACCAAATCCTTCACCTGTAAGACAAAGTTCGGTAGAACTATATAATGGAACTGCTTGGACTGGAGGAACAGCACTGCCAACAGCTACAAATGCAATGGCTTCAGGTGGAACTCAAACTGCTACTATTATAGCAGGAGGCGCTCAACCTCCATCACCTCACGCTGGTAATAGTTATGATTTTAACGGTTCATCATGGACAACAAATGCTTCACCTGTTTTTAATCAAGCAAAAGCATATGGAAGTGGTGGCCCAACATCACAAACAGATTTTTTATTAGCAGGAGGAAATGTTTCACCGTCTTATCCAAGTTTAGTATTATGCGAATTATTTAATGGAACTACATGGGGAACACAACCATCTATGGCAGTTGCCAGAACAGGTCAAAAAATGAATGGTCAAGCTGCATCTGCAACTACAACTATTGTAGCTGGTGGTACGCCACCTCCTACAGGGGTAAATACTTCAGAAACATTTACAGCAGAAACAACAGCTCTAAATATTAAAGATATAACTACTAGTTGATAATGATTAAAATTAAGTATATAACAAAATAATAAGGAGGAAGACTATGGCACACTTTATATATGGAGTAGCTACTAACACTGGAAAAGGATTTTTTACTGCAGAAGATAGAAGAAAATTCTTTCTTAGAGGTTATCCCGCAGACGTTTGGATGATTGGAAACAATGTCGATGGCGCTATGTGGTTAGCTGAAAGGAACGGTGTTGAAAAAACTAAGTCAGAAGCACAAGCTTTAATTACAGCTGAAGTTGACGCTGCACAAGCTGCTTGGGATGCTCAAACTGACGAACAAAAAGCGATACCAAATAACGATAGACCAGGCGATGTAACTCTTCCATAAAGGATTTTTAAATGACAGAGTATGCAGGTATTAGAGGTACACGAATAAAATATTTATCTTCGGACCCGACGTTAAATACGTCAACCGAAGGACAGGTTTGGTATAACTCAACTTCTAATACATTAAAACTTCTTTCATCTACTGGAACATGGGTAAGCAGTGGATCTATGATCGACGCAAGAAGATTAGGAGGAGGAGCGGGCACACAAAATTCTTTGTTTGTTGCTGGTGGACCTGTTCCAGCTAGCGCTGAAGCTTATGAATACAATGGAACTGGTTGGTCAGAAATTCCTTCAATAAATACTGCAAGATATGGTTTAGGGGGAGCAGGTACTACTTCCGCAGGACTTATATGGGGTGGATGGGTCCCTCCTTCACAAACAGTAACAGAAGAATATAATGGATCATCTTGGTCCGAACAAGAAGATTTAAATACTGCAACTTATGCAGCAGCTAACTGTGGAACACAAACAGCTGGTTTAACTAACGGAGGTATACCAAGTGGTAGTGGACCTTCAAGAACAAATAAAACAGAAGAATATAATGGAGCCTCTTGGGCTACTGTAAACGCTTCTTCTACAAGTACATCTAGTGGTGCTTTAGCTGGAATACAAACAGCAGCAATAAGAGCTTTTGGAGAACTTCCCGCAAGAACTGCAGCATCTGAATTATACGATGGAACTAATTGGACTACCGGTCCAACTGGAAGCACTGCAAGATCTGGTTTAGGAGCTTCAGGGGCAACACAAACTGCAGCTGTATTTTATGGGGGAAGTACCCCACCGGTTAGCGCAGTAACTGAATCTTTTGATGGAACATCTTTTTCAACACAAGGAAATATGGGAACTGCTAGAGAAGGTATACCTAGTGGACCTACAGGAACTTCAATAGCGGCTACAGCTGCTGGAGGAGAGAGTGCTACTGCAGTGGTTACAAACACAGAAGAATATGCTTTTTCAATTAATACAAGGACAGCAGCAGCATGGTCAAGTGGTGGAAATTTAAATACTGGAAGAAGTAATTTAGGAGCAACTGGACCTAAAACTGCAGGTTTAGCAATACAAGGAGAAACATCAACTGATGTTAATAATGTTGAAGAATATAATGGATCATCTTGGGCAAATGCAACAGCTCATCCTGAATCAAAACAATCAGCTAGCGTTGCAGGATTACAAACTGCAGCAATATCATTAGGGGGATATCCTTTAGTAACAACATCTGTATCTTATGACGGAACTAATTGGACATCTTCTCCAGCATTAACTGTAGCAAATGCTAATTGGGCAGCAGGTGGACCAAGCACAGCTTGTTTTGGTATTGGAGGAGGAGAAGTACCAGGAGCACCTAATTCAGGAAAATATCACGATCAATATGATGGTTCTTCATGGACCTCAGCAACAAATATGTCAACAACTAGAGTTCAATGTGCAGCTTTAGGGGCAGCACAAAATGCTATTTTAGCAACTGGTGGAAGAGCAAATACTCCAGGAGCACCTTCTACAAGAATTTCTTCAACAGAATCTTGGAACGGTTCTTCATGGACTGCAGGACCATCTATGCAACAAGCTAGATCAGGACACTTAGCTTTTGGAACACAGACTGCTGGAATAATTCAAGCAGGTTCTACAAACCCAGGAAGCACTACTTTAACATCTCAAAACGGATATGATGGCACAGCATTTTCTACTGGACCTAATAATTCAGTAAATCACGGAGGTCTTGGAGGAATAGGAGGAACAACAGCCCCTGTTGCAGCTAGTGTTTCAAATTGTTTTATGTGTGGTGGTCCCGGTTCAAATCAAGCTACAGAAGAATTTAGTGAGGAAACAGCTGAAGCTGCAGCTAAGACATTGACAACAAGTTAAAAATAGTTATATTAGAAAGCATATATGAAAGGAATACGATATGACAGAAAAACGTAATATACATGCATTAATAGAAAAAGAAGCACCAAGCTTAAATAACTTATTAGATCCAGAAGATGTAAAAGAATTTAAAGCTATGACAATCGAGCTTAGAGATACTTGGACCAAGAAACAAGTATTTAGAACNGANACAGAAATGAGAATGTCTGTTTTACAAGACGCTAAATATCCAACTAAAGCTTCAAAATACTGGCAATGCGTTAGAGAACAAAATGTTTTTTTAGAAAACTTAATGAGTTTATCTTTTGATTGCAGAAGAAATGAAGCAAAAGTTAAATGGTTAGAAAACAAAATATACAAAGAAGAAAATGAAGGTAAGAACGACGTAGACGAATACAAATTAGAAAAATGGAAAATAGATCTTGATGAAGCAAGATATAGTCTAGCTAACATGCAATTAGTTGCTAGAGATAGGATGAGAGAAATTAAACTATGGTCAACTCTTAAAAAAGAATTTGACGATGGTTCATTTGATACGAAAGATGTTAACAGACATCAACTAGATTCATATCATTTAATAATGAAAAATAAAGCAGAGACATTAACATCTGGATCAAGTCAACCAGAAGTGTTTAATGTGTTAGGCCAATTACAAACTATAGAAAGAGTTAAAAAATCAGGAGAAATGATTTACAACAAGAAAGAACAATTGACCAATGACATTGGAGCAAAAGAAAAATAAAAAATTATTTTTTTTAATTGCGCTACCAAGATCTGGTAATACTTTATTTGCATCAATAATAAATCAAAATCCAGAAATGGTGTGCACTGCTAATTCTATTACGTTAGAAATAATGAAAGAATTAATTTTACTTAAACAAACAGACGTGTTTAAAAATTTTCCAGACCATAAATCTTTAGATAATGTTATGGATGTTGTGTATAATTTTTACTACAAAGATTGGCCACAAAGAATAATTATTGATCGTGGGCCAGTAACCACAACAGGAAACCTACCTTTAATAAAAAAACATTTTAAAAATCCTTTTAAATGCATAGTATTATTAAGAGATTTAATGGATGTATTAGCAAGCTTTATGAAATGGTATACAGAAAATCCCGATGCTTTTCCTAATAAACACGATTGTAAAAATGACGAAGAAAAATTATCTATGCTTATGAGTAAAGACGGGGGCATTGCTAAAGAACTAGAAGCAATTAAAAATGCTTATAACTATCCTGAACTTTGTCATTTTGTAAAATATGATGATATAGTTATTAATCCTGAAAAAGAATTTAAAAAAATATATAAATTTTTAGAGGAACCCTACTATCCACATTATTTTAATAACTTGAAACAAATAAATATAAATGGTATGAAATACAACGACATTATTGTAGGAAAGAATATGCATAAAATAAATACAGGAGAAGTTAAAAAAACATATAATCCATATATAGAAAAAATACCTCAACGAATAAAAGATAAGTATGGACACATTAAATTTTAAAGTTGCGTTTTTAGGTCAATCTATATTAAGGTATGAAGTACCTCTAGATGTATATAATGTTCTTAATTACATTTATGAAACTAAATACCCAGAATTAAAACCAGCTAACAAACAATTAGTAGGTAAAATAGAGAAAGAACATAGTTTATTTTTTGGTGGAGAAGATAATGATAAAAATGACTCAACATAACCATTTACCCATTAATGTACTAAGTTGGTTTGAAAAATAGATTTAAACACTACTTNGATTGGAATAGAATAAACGGATATAAAATGCATTTAAATTCTATCTGGGTTAATACAATGTTTGAACATGAATATAATCCAGTGCACGTGCATCAAGGAACGTTGTTTACTGGTCTATCTAGTGTTATGATTTTAAAATTACCAGAAAGTTTTGGTGTAGAATATTCTGCAACAGATGCTCCACAAAATGGTAGACTACAAATACTGGGTTCATCTTCTGGTCAATTTGCCAACATAGATTATCAACCAGATATTAAAGAAGGAGATTTTTTTATATTTCCTTATGACATGAGACATTGTGTGTATCCCTTTAATGGACCAGGTATGAGACGAACACTTGCGGCTAATATGGATGTACAATATGATCCAATAAAAAATAGAGGAGTAAGTTAATGTACGAAAATAGACACATTACAGAACCTAAATGGAAGAGTTGGATAGTTCAAACCACTACACCATTATTTACACCCGATCAATGTAGGCAAATTATTGAGTGTGGAAGAAAGCAAACACCACAACAAGCACAAGTTGGTATGAATAAACCAGGTGGAGGAACAGATACAAAGAAAAGAATAACTACAATATCGTGGATACCGTTTAAAGAAATGGGTCATATGTATCAAGATCTTAATAAATTTATACAAACAGCTAATGAAAATCATTTTGGATTTGGAGATATACAGGTTACAGAGAACGCACAGTTTACAGAATACCCAGAAGGAGGGTTTTACGATTGGCATATGGATTGTGATGTAAACATGGGACATGAACCTCCTGTTAGAAAAATATCTATGACTCTTTTATTAAATGATCCATCAGAGTTTGAAGGCGGAGATTTAGAACTTATGGCGCCAGGTAAATTTGCAGAACTTAAACAAGGCCATGCAATTATATTTGCATCGTTTTTAAATCATAGAGTTAATGTTGTTAAACGTGGTGTTAGACAATCACTTGTTGTTTGGTTTGGAGGAAAACCTTTTAGATGATTAAAGACGGATTTTTTCCAACAATTTTATATGCTGAAGATTTTAATCTAGATAATAAAGCTTTAGAAAAAAAAATAATTGAATGGTCTCAACATGATGAAGGAGTTAAAAAAACAAATGTAGATGGATGGCATAGTAAAACAAATATGCATGAATTAAATATTGATGAATATAAACCTTTAGTAGATGCTTTATATGTTATGCAAAAAAATATATTTAAAGAAGAGTTTTTAGATCGAAGACCCCAATTAGGCAATATGTGGGCTAATATAAATTATAAAGGAGGATACAATAAACCCCATATTCATCCTAACGCTTTATTTAGTGGAGTATATTATGTTAAAGCTACACCTAATTCTGGCGAATTAATTTTATATGATCCTAGACCTGGAATTCAAAATGTAATGCCAACTCGAACAACACACACGGTTCCCAAACATTTATGGAGAGATGTGCATATAGCACCGCAAGAAGGAAGAGCCTTAATGTTTCCTTCTTGGTTATGGCATTCTGTGGAACCCAATAAATCTGATAATATTAGGATATCAATAAGTTTTAATTTTATACAGGATGGTTTTCAATGACAGGTTTAGTTTATAAGAAATTACCTATAGAAGATATTACTTATTTAACAAGACCAGAATTTGTTAATGGTCAAGAACAAAAATTTTATGATGCCTTATTAAATTCTATGACTGAACACGGAATGAGAGATCCGGTATTTATAAAACAAATAAAAAAAGATAAGGTAAAGATTTTAAAAGTTACGGTTGGTAATAACAGAATGGTAATAGCTAAAAAATTAGGTCTGAAAATAATACGTTCTATTGTTAAATTACTAGATCCTAATAATAATATAGAAGGAAGACCTCTTAATAATGAACAAGAAATAATTGATCTATTTTACAGTAAAGAAGGTCTAGAAATTAAAAAAGAAAATGGTATTATTTATGAAGTAATGCCTAAGAACCCACAAAAATATGGTAGAATTTAATAAATATCATGTAATTAAAGGCGCTCTTAACTATGAGCTGGCTAATTTTATATTTAACTATTTCTTACTTAAGAGAGATGCCGTTAAATTTATGTACGAAAATAACATAACATGGGATAATGGTATGCTAGGAACCTGGACCGATAAACAAGTTCCAAATACATATTCTCATTATGCAGACCCTGTGATGGAAACATTGTTAGTAAAGATGCTACCTGTAATGGCTAAAGAAACAGGCTTGGATTTAATACCTACTTATTCTTATGCTAGAATCTACAAAAACGGGGACATATTAAAACGTCATAAAGATAGACCTAGTTGTGAAATATCAACTACGTTAAATTTAGGAGGCGATCCTTGGCCTATATTTATTGATGGCACAGGTGCCGATACAGTTATAGATGAATACAAAAACATACATAAACCCAACGCTCCAAAAGGCACTAAAGTCTTACTTGAAGTAGGAGATATGCTAGTATATAGTGGATGCGAATTAGAGCATTGGAGAGAACCGTTTGAAGGTAGTACTTGCGGACAAGTATTTCTTCACTATAACCATGTAAATGGTCCTTTTGCTGAAAAGAATAGGTTCGACAAAAGGCCGATGTTAGGTGTTCCTCCGATGAGGAACGCATAATATTATGGAGTTATATGCTACAAAAAATTGCTTTTTTACCAGGTTTCAACAAACAGGTTACACCAACAGGAGCTGAGAGTCAGTGGACTGGTGGAGAAAATGTACGTTTTAGATATGGTACTCCTGAAAAAATAGGAGGATGGCAACAACTAGGAGAAAGTAAACTAACAGGTGCTGCAAGAGCATTACACCATATGGTTAGTAACGACTCTCAAAAATATGCCATCATTGGAACAAACAGAATTTTATATGCTTATACAGGTGGAGTTTTTTATGACATTCACCCATTAGTTAATCCATCAGGAACAGCTATTTCAAATGCATTTAGTACTACCAATGGTCAACCAACTGTAACTATTACCGCTTCATCTCATGGTTTTAGCGCAGGAGATATATGTTTATTTGGCGACACATCTACATTTAGTGCAATAACTAATTCTAATTATACATCTGCTACATTTTGTGACAAAAAATTTATGGTTACAGAAATAGTGGATGCGGATAATTTTAAAATTACAGTTGATAGTAGTGAAACAGGAAGTGGAGCAAGCACTTCAGGAGGTATTACTTATTTTAGATACTACCACGTAGGACCCGCTGAACAAGTTGGAGCTTATGGTTTTGGTATATCATTATGGGGTGGTAAAGTATTGGGTTCTACAACAACTACACTAACAGCTCCAGGTTTAGGTGACAATGCTTTTGGAACAGGTGGATCAGGAACTACAATTAATGTTGGAAGCACGACTGGTTTTCCTTCTTCAGGAACTAATTATTTTCAAGTAGGTAGTGAAGAAATTTCTTATACAGGTGTAACAGCAACAAGTTTTACAGGTATAACTAGAGCAGTCAGGGGTTCAACTAGAGCTGCTCATAGTGGTGGAGCTACTATTACTAATACATCGAGTTGGACTGGATGGGGATCAGCAGCATCTAACACTGATAGAGTTACAGATCCTGGTCTATGGTCATTAGATAATTTAGGTGGAACTCTTATTGCTTTAATTCATAACAGCGCTGTCTTTGAATGGAATGCAAATGCCGCTAATGCAACAGCTACACGTGCAACAATTATTACAGGTGCGCCTACCGCGTCTAGAAATATGTTAGTATCTACTCCCGATCGTCACTTAGTTTTATTTGGAACAGAAACAACTATAGGTGATACCACAACTCAAGATGAAATGTTTATAAGGTTCTCGGACCAAGAAGATATAAATACATGGGCACCAACTGCAACCAATAGTGCTGGTACACAAAGACTGGCCGCCGGATCACGGATCATGGGAGCTAAACTTGGTAGAAATGCTCTTTATGTTTGGACTGATACATCTTTATTTACCATGAGATTTGTTGGAAGTCCTTTTACCTTCGCCTATGAACAAGTTGGAACTAACTGTGGATTAATTGGTATGAATGCCGCCGTTGAAGTTGATGGTGCTGCATATTGGATGTCTGATAATGGTTTCTTTAGATACACTGGTAAACTAGAATCTATGGACTGTTTAGTTGAAGACTACGTTTACGATGATTTAAATACCACCTCTAATCAATTAGTATACTGTGGAATTAATAATTTATTTGGAGAAGTAATGTGGTTCTATCCAACATCTACATCAAACGTTACCGATAGATCAGTTTTATATAGTTATTTAGATTCAACTTTTGAAAGACCTATTTGGTATTCAAATGCAAGTACATTGTGCAAAAGAACTACTTGGCAAGACTCAGCAGTTTTTGGTTTACCTCATGCAACAGCTTACGATGCTAGTGATGATGATTCTTTTGATGTTGAAGGAAATACAGAAGGAAGCACTATTTACTATGAACATGAAACTGGAACTAATCAAATTAAAGGTGGTAATACAACTGCCATTCCAGCTAATATAACTTCAGGTGATTATGATATTACACAAAAAGTAATTAGAGGAGCCGCTACTTCTTTGGCTGATCTTAGAGGAGATGGAGAATTTATAATGAGAGTAAGTAGAGTTGTTCCTGATTTTATTTCTCAAACAGGTAATACAGTTGTGCAATTAGATTTAAGAGATTATCCTAATGATACTTCTGCAAGTTCATCACTTGGTCCTTTTACAATTACAACAAGCACTAAAAAAATTGATACTAGGGCGAGAGCAAGAGCTGTAGCATTAACCATATCTAATAGTGCTATAGATTCTAACTGGAAATTAGGAACGTTTAGATTAGATATACATTCAGGAGGAAGAAGATAATGGCAAAGATAGTACAATCATTGACACGAGCCAGTAAAGAATATCAAGAAGATGTGGCTCAGTCTTTAGTAAGAGATTTAGATGCTGTGTTAGAAAAATTAAATACAACGTTTCAAGAAGAATTAAAACAAGAGATAGAAGCTAAAAGCTTCTTTATGGAATAATGGCTGTTTTAAATATATATAGTTTTTATGGTAAAAGCACTACAAGTGCTGATTCAAATATAGCTTTGTTATCTCCTGCAGCTAATGAAACTTATATTATTAAATCTATAAGAGTGACTAATAAATCAGGATCTAATACTCCTACTATTAGTATAACTAACAATGCTTTTTTTGTAACACATACACAACAGTTGACAGCTAACACAAGTGTTGAATTAATTAGTTTACCTTTAGTGGTGGTAGGAGGAACCATATTAAAATATAGCACAGCTGGAACAGTAAGTGATGGAGTAGATATTGCAATCAGCTATTTAAATATTAACAAAGAGGTGACAACATAATGATAGAGCTAACACCAGAAAAAATAATAACAACAATTAAAAACAAAAAAACAGGGGAAACTTACCCTGATGAGGACGCTTTAAAAGCGGCAAATATACCGGAAGAAGATATCCAAAGAGATGTTAGAGTTATCATGCCAGCTATTGATT